CACAAGCAACTGATAATGCCCCCGGAGCAGGAGCATCTGTAGCACAGCGCGGGGTGTCGATAAGTTCCACTGGAACCAGAGTCGGAGAGGCCGGAAAAGATTGTGATACTGTAGGGCCTACAATAGTTGGAGGCATTCTACGAGAAATACGTCCTTCTCTTTGCCAGAGGCGTAGCCATTTAAAAATCAGGTTGTTATCAACGCCATGTTCCCGGGCCAGTTGTGCAACATTGGCATTTGGTTTCGAAGCCAGTTCAACCATATGAAGTTTAAATTCATTAGAAAATATCCGGCGGGTTCCGGAGCGCCAGTCTGTAGGTTTATCCATCAATAGAACTCCGTCTAATTTAGAAGGAGCTCTAATTTAGTCTGCAAGGAGCAGGTGTTACAGACGGCATTGGCTTTACGCTTACCTTACTCTGAACGCCCACCGCGTCCGTCCCGCACATTCCAGCAACGCATCTGGAGGTAACGTGCGGGTATTACTTCGACCTGTTCTGGTACCGGAACTCGGGCTGGTGATCGTTAAGCCGGGCCGTGAATCCATGCCGGTATTCCACAATACCCGGGTACTGGTGGAGCCGGAACCGAAAAGCATGCGTAATCTGCCGTCCGGGGTCGTTCCTGCCGTTCGCCAGCCGCTGGCGGAGGATAAATCATTACTGCCATTTTTCAGCGACGAACGAGTGATTCGTGCTGCTGGTGGCGCTGGCGCATTGTCTGACTGGTTACTGCGCCATGTTAAATCCTGCCAGTGGCCACACGGCGATTATCACCACAGTGAAACCGTCATTCACCGTTATGGTACCGGCGCAATGGTGTTGTGCTGGCACTGCGACAACCAGCTGCGCGACCAGACCTCCGAATCACTCGGGCAACTTGCTCACCAAAACCTGTCTGCATGGATGATTGACGTCATACGCCATGCAATGAATGGCTCGCAGGAACGGGAATTATCGCTGGCTGAATTATCCTGGTGGGCGGTCCGCAATCAGGTGGCGGACGCGCTACCGGAAGCGGTATTACGTCGTTCGCTGGGGTTGCGTGCGGAAAAAATCCGCTCAATGTACCGTGAAAGCGACATCGTACCGGGAGAGCAGACCGCCACCAGCATACTGAAGCAGCGCACAAAAAATCTTGCGCCGCTGCCTCACGCCCACCAGCAAACCCCGCCACAGGAAAAGACGGTGGTCAGCATTGCTGTTGATCCGGAGTCTCCGGAATCTTTAATGAAGCGACCTAAACGTCGCCGTTGGGTAAATGAGAAATATACGCGCTGGGTAAAGACACAGCCGTGTGCGTGTTGTGGTAAGCCAGCCGACGATCCCCATCACCTGATTGGTCATGGTCAGGGCGGAATAGGGACAAAAGCCCACGATATTTTCACGCTACCGTTGTGTCGGGAGCATCACAACGAACTTCATGCTGATCCGCTGGCATTTGAAGAAAAGCATGGTTCCCAGATTGATTTAATTTTTCGTTTTCTTGATCGCGCCTTTGCAACCGGCGTGCTCGGGTAAAAGAGGTTACTGATGCGTATAGAGTTTGTTTTGCCTTACCCGCCGACGGTGAACACCTACTGGCGTCGTCGTGGCAGCACATATTTTGTATCAAAAGCCGGTGAGCGTTATCGCCGGGATGTGGCACTTATTGTCCGCCAGCAGCGGCTGAAATTAAACCTGTCCGGAAGGCTGGCAATAAAAATTACTGCAGAGCCACCGGATAAGCGCCGTCGTGACCTGGACAATATTCTGAAAGCACCACTGGATGCACTGACGCATGCGGGGCTTCTCATAGACGACGAGCAGTTTGATGAAATCAATATTGTGCGCGGTCAGGTCGTTCCCGGTGGGCGGTTGGGCGTGAAAATTTACGAAATAATGCATGACGGGCAGGTCAAAAAATGAAGCTGGAAGATTTACCGAAATACTATTCCCCGAAATCGCCTGGCCTGACCGATGCGTCCGCCTCGACATCAAAAGATGCGCTGAGTATCACTGATGTGATGGCCGCGCAGGGCATGACACAAAATCGGGCTGAGATGGGTTTTTCTGCGTTCCTTAGGAAAATGGGCATTAGTATGAATGACAGAGAGCGGGCAACAGAATTGCTGACAGAATATGCACTCAGTCGGTGTGATCGCGTGGCGGCGTTAAGAAAACTCCCGGCAGAAATAAAACCGGTAGTGATGCGCATTATGGCTTCGTACGCTTTTGAGGATTATGCCCGCAGCGCAGCGAGTAAAAAGCAGTGCCCTTGTTGCTATGGGGAAAAATTTATTGAAAGCGTAGTTTTTACAAACAAGGTCCAGTATCCGGATGGTAAGCCGCCGGTATGGGCAAAGTGTACGAAAGGTGTGTATCCGTCTTACTGGGAAGAATGGAAAAAAGTCAGGGAGGTGGTAAAAGTTGCCTGTCCGGAGTGTGGCGGAAAGGGTGAGGTTTCCACCGCCTGTAAGGATTGCCGTGGGCGTGGTGTCGCCATTCATCGTGAAGAGTCGGTAAAACGTGGTATGCCTGTTATCAGAGACTGCCAGCGTTGTGGTGGTCGTGGCTGTGAAAGACTACCATCAACGGAGGCATTTAATGCCATATGCAAAGTGACGAGTGCTATCACGCTTGATACGTGGAAAAAATCAGTGAAACGCTTTTACGATACGTTGGTGGTTCGGTTTGACATTGAAGAGGCATGGGCGGAGCGGCAGTTAAAGAGGGTAACGCGATAGTGTTGTTGATTTTTCCCGAATCTGTGGTAAATTTGCTCTAACGATGGGCGTTTTATGCCTGACGTTATAAGATTTTTTACACCCCGCCGCCTGGCGGGTTTTTTTATGACTGAAATCGCGTCAGTACAGTAAACGCGCTGGTGGCGGTGAATACCTGTCTTTCAGCTTGCTGGCTTTTTCGACAAGAGTTATTGGTGTGTCACGTTAACCGGAAAAGGGAAAAAGACATGCTAAAACAGCAGGATATGACAGAAACCGCCAGAGTAGTGTTTAATGAATTAAGCGTTACCGAACCGGCGACAGTCGGGGAGATTGCACAGAATACTTACCTTTCACGCGAACGCTGCCAGTTAATACTGACCCAGCTGGTTATGGCGGGTCTGGCAGACTATCAGTTCGGTTGTTACAGACGCCTTCCGCAGTGAAGGCTTTTTTATTTGTGGTAAATGGGCGGCTGGTGGGTGTTAGGGGCACCCACCAGCCATCTGCTCATGCGTTGGGTTCACAAGCAAACCTCAGGCCCACTGCTTTGCGCAAAAGCAGAATGAGCCTATCAGAGACAGGCTTAATGATCCATGCTTAATACTGTAAAAATATCCAGTTGTGAGTTAATCAACGCCGACTGCCTGGAATTTATCCGGTCGTTACCCGAAAATTCTGTTGACCTGATAGTCACGGACCCGCCGTACTTTAAAGTGAAGCCTGAGGGCTGGGATAACCAGTGGAAGGGCGACGATGATTACCTGAAGTGGCTGGACCAGTGTCTGGCGCAGTTCTGGCGGGTGCTGAAACCTGCCGGAAGTCTTTACCTGTTCTGTGGTCATCGCCTGGCATCTGATATCGAAATCATGATGCGTGAACGCTTCAGTGTGCTGAACCATATTATCTGGGCGAAGCCGTCCGGACGCTGGAACGGATGCAACAAGGAAAGCCTGCGGGCGTATTTCCCCGCCACAGAGCGCATTCTGTTCGCGGAACATTATCAGGGGCCGTATCGTCCGAAAGATGCCGGGTATGCGGCGAAGGGCAGTGCACTGAAACAGCATGTGATGGCCCCGCTGATTTCTTACTTTCGTGATGCGCGCGCGGCCCTGGGGATAACGGCAAAACAGATTGCAGATGCCACAGGAAAGAAAAACATGGTGTCGCACTGGTTCAGTGCCAGTCAGTGGCAGTTGCCGAACGAAAGCGATTATCTGAAATTACAGGCGCTGTTTGCCCGGGTGGCAGAAGAGAAACATCAGCGCGGTGAACTGGAAAAGCCCCACCACCAGCTGGTGGATACGTATACGTCACTGAACCGGCAGTATGTGGAGCTGCAGAGTGAATATAAGCATCTGCGGCGGTATTTTGGTGTGACGGCGCAGGTGCCGTACACGGATGTGTGGACACATAAACCGGTGCAGTTCTATCCCGGGAAACATCCGTGCGAAAAACCGGCAGAAATGCTGCAGCAGATAATCAGCGCAAGCAGTCGTCCGGGTGACCTGGTTGCAGATTTTTTTATGGGCTCAGGTTCAACGGTAAAGGCGGCTATGGCGCTTGGGCGTCGTGCAATTGGTGTTGAGCTGGAGACCGGACGTTTTGAGCAGACAGTCAGGGAAGTTCAGGATTTAATCGTTTGAAACGGATGAGATTGCAGAATTAATTACGCACCATTATTATTCTGCTCCCGGCCCTTTAGCTCAGTGGTGAGAGCGAGCGACTCATAATCGCCAGGTCGCTGGTTCAAATCCAGCAAGGGCCACCATCACATACCGCCATTAGCTCATCAGGAAAGAGCGCCAGCCTTCGAAGCTGGTTGCGCGGAGTTCGGGTCCCCGAAGGCGGTCCATTATCTGTATCCTGCGTTGTTAGCTCAGCCGGACAGAGCAATTGCCTTCTAAGCAATCGGTCACTGGTTCGAATACAGTAGAACGCGCCACACTTATTTTCCCTGGCTCGCTTTTGCGGGCTTTTTTTTAAATGTCTCATAATTCAGGCGGTTGACTGTTGTCTGGTTTGCGGGGAGTTTGTTAAAAGAAACTGGCATGGTGAATCCCCCTGTGCGGAGGGGCAATCAGCAACTGGTGTTTTGTCACCGACCCTTATCCTTTCTGTGCGGGTTCAGGTGCTGATACTGAACTCACCGGGAGGCACCCGGCACCATGCAATGGCACATAGCGCCACTCTCCAGCCCCTCTCCGGAGGGGCTTTCTTATGGACAAAAAAATCCCGCGCTGGGAGACGCGGGCGGCAAGGAATAAACAACAAAACGTGAAGTAATATTTCAGTTGGCGAATAATATCCGACAGTAATCACTCTGCGCAATAGCGCGGCCTTTTTCGTATTGCGGGCTGTTGTCTATCTTCTGCCATTGTCCTGTAACTTCCGGACTTCAGCCCGCTCCTCATTTTACTCACAATATTATCCAGGCCGGGAGGATTCATGGCATTTAAACACTATGACGTGGTCAGGGCGGCGTCGCCGTCAGACCTTGCGGAGCGACTGACACAAAAACTGAAGGAAGGCTGGCAGCCGTTTGGCAGTCCTGTGGCTATCACGCCTTATACACTGATGCAGGCCATTGCCGCAGAGGGTGATGTGACCACGCCTGTGGTTGTGCCCGACACAGGGGCTGGTGGCTCTCCGGGAGTGGCTACCACTGAACCGGAGTATTACTACGTTATTCCCCAGGCCGGGCAGTCGAACGGTATGGCCTATGGTGAGGGGCTTCCTCTGCCGGAGACCTATGATCGCCCTGACTCCCGTATTAAGCAGCTGGCCCGTCGCAGCACTGTGACGCCGGGTGGTGATACCTGTGCATACAATGACGTTATTCCGGCAGACCACTGTCTGCATGATGTTCAGGACATGAGCGCACTTAACCATCCTCATGCAGACCTGAGTAAGGGCCAGTACGGGACTGTCGGTCAGGGGCTGCATATTGCCAAAAAACTGCTGCCTTATATCCCGCAGAATGCCGGGATTCTTCTGGTGCCCTGTTGCCGTGGCGGGTCTGGTTTAACCGTGGGTAATGACGGCACGTTCAGCGAAACGTCTGGCGCATCGGCAAATTCAGCCCGCTGGGGAGTGGGTAAACCGCTGTATCAGGATTTTCTCTTCCGTACAAAAGCGGCGCTGTCGAAGAACCCGAAAAACAGGCTTCTGGCCGTGGTATGGATGCAGGGGGAAAATGATCTTGCGGACGGCAGTCAGCAGCACAGCGGCCTGTTTACCACTATGGTGCAGCAGTTCAGGGCTGATATGGCTGCATATTCTGCACAGTGTGTTGGCGGAAGTGCTGGCTCGGTGCCGTGGATTTGTGGTGACACCACGTATTACTGGAAGAATCTTAACGCCGATAAATATGAGGCGGTATATGGCGGTTACAAGGGCAGGGAAGCACAGAATATTTTCTTTGTTCCTTTTATGACGGATGAGAATGGACAGAGCACGCCAACGAATGCTCCGGCGGAAGACCCGGATATTGTGGCTGTCGGGTATTACGGTGCAGCATCCCGAACCCAGGGCAGTTTTGTTTCGACACAGCGTGACAGCCATTTCAGCTCATGGGCACGCAGGGGCGTCATTTCAGACCGTCTGGCCTCAGCTATTATGCTCCATGCAGGGCGCACGGCTGAATTGATGCGCGGGCAGACCGTGACACCACCGGATGAGAAGCCGTCACCTGATACACCATCAAAACCGTCCACGCCACCCGCAGACACCACGACGATGAGTACGCTATTTGCTTACCGG